GTCGATCCCATCAACTGCCCGTTCGTTTGTAAGAAAGGAGCGAGTCTATCATGTCCAGAATCAGGCAAACCTTGTCTAAGCTCTGTTCCAGCGGCTTTCACATAAAAATGGGGATAAACAATCATTTGCTCGTACAGAACTGCTTTCAGAATTTCCTTAAGTCCATCTGACACTTTAAGGAACATCAGACATTGATCGAAGGCTTCCTGTGAAGCGAATTTCGACGTTGTCTGTTGCTCCAGAGAAGTCACCAGAAACCCAGAAAGGCTTTTCGCCTAATTTCTTGGTAAGTCCGGTTAGTTTCTCATCAGTCAGAAGAATATGGAAATGGTTTTCTGAAAGAGGTTCTCTTGTCAAAGCAAATTGTTTAAAGGCTTTCATGGATGACCATAAGGATCTTTGCATAAATCGTGATGTCCAATAGAAAAGAGGGTCACCAGCAGAAACGAGTCGAACTTTTAACGGTTCGAGAACTCTCGCTATCTTCACTGGTATGACATACTTTCTCTTTTTGGCCGCCACATCAAAAGCAAGTTCCGGAAAGTCACTGGCATTCATCAAGAACGATGAACCAAAGCCATTGAAACCATTTTTAGCTGCTTTAATTTCTCTCGCCACCAAGGACTCCAGTTCCTTGAGGTTGCTTGGTACGTTCAAATTTCTGACACGATCCACAGTTTGACCTGGCTTAACTTCGGCAATATCCTTCAGCTCTTCTGAAACGAGGGGGAATTCTTGGAGTTTAATACGAATACTCGCCATTATCTCTGATTCTGAATCATTGAGATGTCGCAAGATTTCGCGTTGACCTCCTTCTTCCCTTGTAATTTCATAGCCTGAAGAAGTTGATGCCTCAAAAAGCTCAAACTGTGTAGAACGGATCGCTGGCCCGAGCCTGCTAGTGATTCTATCAATAGCGTCAGAAATGGTCATTTTCTCATAGTCGAGGATGTCCGCCATTCGTTCCCCTACACCAGAAAGGATAGGACGATTCAGTGCTGCCTTGTGCTTCAACATAGCATTGACGACAAATGATTCTGGAACTTCGTGAGCCGCTCTTTTCACACCATGAAGGATGCCTAAGAACAACTCAGTGTTCCGATTGTTCATCGCCACAAGCCTGTTTCTTAGCTGTTGAAGAGCTTTTCCTGTAAAAAGGAAGTCTGATGCAGCACCAGGATTCGGGTTTGGGTAACATTCGGGACGGGGAGGAAGATCATTCTTTAGATATTTTGCCATCGGGAAAGCTGTCAGATACTTGGCGCAGGCGACAAAGTCGACTGTATCGAGTTCTTTCAGCTTCTGGTAAGGAGCAAGGAGATTATCTAAAGAATGAGCATGGAAGTCGTCAATTGATGAGTAGATCACTTCAAGTAGTGCCCTAAGCAGCTTCGCTGCATGTAAGCACGTGATACTACCGACGATGACATGTTTCTTTCCTGTCAATTTGATTGTTTTCCTTTTACCATCAGGGAGATCAATTGTGAATAAGCTCACATCTCGCGCTGATTTCAGCTGTCCTCCAAAAGCTTGGGACACAAGTTCTTCAGAGTAATAACTCTGTAGATCTCGTTCTGATCTTTTGGGCGCCAAGGGTTTAAAATTCTTGGCGTGCTCGGACTTCCCGCCCGAAACAGATTTCTCTGTTCGAGCAGGCAGCTGGAAAACCATTGTGTCTCCATAGACACGGTGGTGGCCGATCAACTCATTTAAGAGTCGAAGAGCATCACACTTCTGATGTTGTGTGTTGTTTTTCTTCACGGAGGGTTGCATTGCTTTCATAGTAGTGTG